TCAAAACATTATAAAGAAGTTGCTGGTTTTCTAGAAAAAATGAAAGAATTCATAATACCAACAATGGAATATAAAATTAGGTGGATTCTTTGATCAAATTATGATGTAGTTCTTGTGCGTGTTTAGTCCCAACGAACCCACAATTCTTGCAATTATACAATTGTGGTGATTTATCGACCACTTTTAATATACGAGGGATAATATCTCCAGCCAAGACGATCTGTACCTTGTCACCAACACCGATCTTGAGGCGTTCGACTTCGTCGTAGTTGTAAACCAGGACGTTGCTGTTGACGATCCCGCCGATTTCAACGGGCTCGACAGTAAGAGTGGGCGTGATCTTGCCGGTCGAGCCCACGGTGACGGTGACGCCGGTTACGATGGTTTCGGCCTTTTTGCTGTTGAATTTGACAGCTTGATTGGACCGGAGCCGTAGCTTGTCGCACCCTTCGTTGATCAGGTCTTGCTGAGCAAAGTCGTTGACTTTGATTACGAGTCCGTCGATATCGAAAGGATAGTCGCGACCGACCATAGTGTCGATTTGCTGCGAGATACCATCTTCTGCCACAACTTGGTAATCGGGACATGTGAACCCTAAACCAGTCATGATATCATACATACCCGAAACGCCAGGAAATTCCATGCATTGGACAAAACAATCAAAAGCATAGAAGTGGATCAGGCCCGCTCCGTAGGAGTCTTTGCGGACGATGAGCCCGTTGCCGGTGTTGCGGGGGTTGCGGGGGTTGCGGACACCTTCGAGTTCGGCTGATTTGATGTATTCGAGGAAGTCTTCACGGTGCATGACGGCTTCGCCTCGCACCGTAATGTTGATTTTCCTGCTAAGAGTAGTTGGGACGTTCTTGAAGAATCGGGCCTTGGCGGTGATGTCTTGGCCGACTGCTCCGTTGCCGCGTGTGAGGACTCTGACCAACTTTCCGCTTTCGTAGGTGAGAGCGAGGCTGGAGCCGTCGATTTTGGGCGTGATGTGGTAGAGGGAGTCGGTCAGAACGTGGCCACGGTTTCGTTTGACGTAGCTTTCGAGTTCTTTGGGTTTGTTGGCGTCGATGTTGTCCAACGATCCCATTGGGAATTCGTGTTCGACTTTGTCGAGAGTGGGCTCTGAGCCGACGCCAGAGAGACGTGGGTCTTTGTAGTCGAGCCGTTGGAGCATGTTCAACATGGTGTCGAACACGTCGTCGGTGACGATTGAGACGCCTTTGTTGTAATAGGAGTCTGTGGCTTCGTCGATTTTTTGGCGTAGCTGTTCTAGCTGATTCATCGTATTTTCCTTGGTAAAAGCGGTTGGCCGACACCGGGATTATAACACCCGGAACTCACTCTAGTGTTTCAAGAGTGCGTTTTGAGTTAAACTATGCCGGTCAGGGTGCCCCTACGTACGACCCTGAACTTCCAACCATGCCCTTACAATACGACGTGAATTGCTAAATAACTCGGAGAACAACAATGACCAGAGCTACTAGTGATCTTTTATCGAATAGTAATCCCTTACAAAAAGTCGATAAAATCGAATGTCTGACGCTCGAAAACGATGAAACGCAAGAGCATTCGTTCGATTTACTTACCGGTGAGTTGGAATCAGAAAACCCAGAGAAAGCCGACCCGGTCTTAAACGCGATCATATCAATGCTAAAGACAAGATGATCTGATCCTACGTTTCAACTCCGTAGAACTTATCCCGTTGGTGTAAGCGATGTACACCAACCGGATTCCATGTTCATCCAACCACTCTTGGCTGCATTTAAGCTGCCCCAGATAATCCTTTTCTGCCCAATCATCACCGATGGCAATAATATCTGGATTGACCCGAGCGATCGCTATCTTGCTATCGTAACCGCCAATATTGGGCACGACCAAATCGACATATCGGCATCCCAGCAACGATGACTTTCGTTCACTGTAGTCCATGATTGGGTCGAACTTCTTGTAAGCTCGAATAAAATCATCAGTATTGAGCGATACAACCACTCGATCAGCAATCTTCTTGCATTCTTTCAAGAAGTTAACATGACCGTAATGAAAAAGATCGAACGTACCACCAGTGTATAAGATTTTCATTGTCTACTACCATGCCTTTTATTGAATGAATGATTCATCCGAATTACTGAGCCAACACTTTGAGTTATCGCTAGCCCCAAGATTCTCTCGTACGCCATGCTACCTCTTTTATCGACCGGCAAATTAGGCAGAGCGTTTATGAGGTATGACAATTTACCATTGGGTATCAAGAAAGAATTGTGAGTTGCAAGACGAAAATCCTCTGAAATACGATGCTTGGAAACAACATCATGGTAGATCGTATCTTCGGTTAATTCTATAGCCAAATCAGCAAGATCATCATACTTGAATCCTGTTATATTAAAGTAAGACATCACTTGGTCGCAACATAAAGTCTCAACTGGCAATCGATTTTGGGGGATTAAAGTATCCTGAATGCAGAGGTACGCATCATAATCCCCGTACAATTCGTAAGCAAGCTTCCAAGCACCGAGTTCATAATTCTTGTTTTTGAGATAATGCACCGGCACGTCAACTGAACGATACACTTCAGTTGCGTCACTATCAGAATCGATGATTGCAATATCGGCATCAGGATAAAATTGCTTAATGCCTTCTAGACAATCAATAAGATCCTTGGTCGGATTTCTAGAACAAATGACAGTTAAAAGATTCAATAGTTCATTTCCAATACACGTGATCTCAGTCGCAAGAATCTGTGTGGTCGAGGGCCGTACAACGTCAGGGCACCTTCTCCTTTAGGTCCGGACGAACTTTGATGGCTGAAAGATGCGGTGAGCTTAGGATCAGACTCCATGGCCAAACGAATGGCAATGATGCGTTCAAAGACATGAGGCGTCCAGAGTCCGCATTGCCCCAATTTCAGTTGAGTGACCATCTGGCATAATTTATAGCCCAATCGGTCGAATACATCCCTGGAAGCCGCGAATTGATGTGAATAAATCATCACCGGGTCAGTATCCATGGCGAATTCCCATGCTTCCGGATCAATATTCTTGATGAGATCCCAGATATCAACTATACCATCGAATTTCATCAATCTCCAAGGGTCGACACTAGCTCGATAGGCATCAGTGTCCTCAATAACCAATTCGTCATGCTTATCTGCATGGTAGCTTGGTACGGTGACGCCACAGGCGAATGACTCAAATTGTTCGAGGTAGTCTATGGTTTCCACAACCCGGAATTTCGGCGTAATGTCAGTGTGCAAGACCATGATTGGGCTATCGTCGAATAGGGCATCTGCATGTTCCCACATCGTAAGGATGCAGCTGGTTTCGAACAATATGGAGTTGTAAGAAGCATAACCTGGGAAGAAGTCTGATTCGCACAGACCGTCCCTGTAAGCGTGTGTTAATCCACAATTAATATGGGTTATATTGACCCGTCGAGATCGGAAGTCCTTCAAGCGAATTAGATTCAAGCTATTGGGATGGTGGAATATGACGACGTTCAAAGCTAAATCTCGGTTGATAATAAGTAAAAGATCCATCACCCCGGAAAATATTATGCCTTACAAAGACCCCGAAGCTCGGAAAAGTTCGATGAAAAGAGAAAATCCGATCCTAAATTCATAGAACAGAGAAGATTTATCGCAGCTGCCAAATCCGTTGCAAACAAGGTTAAGGCCGTCTTATATAAAGGCGGGAAGTGTCAAAAATGTGACTACGACAGATGCTACGCGTCTCTTGACTTTCATCACAGAGATCCCACCCAAAAAGATGGAGTATGGAACAAGTTTAAGGGACGATCGTGGGCCAAAATCAAAAAAGAACTGGACAAATGTGACTTGCTTTGTGCGAATTGTCATCGAGAAGAACATTTCAATAAGGATGCCGCACAACACATGATTGACTATTTTAAAAACAGAGACATAAAATATGTTAAAAATGGAATTCTAGTTAATTATGACGAAGAGATAAATTATGTCAAAGAGATGCCGATCATGAATATTGAGAGTTCTTGATTGTTACAGCAAATCGTGGGACGTCGATACGTTGATTGAATTGGTCTTTCATGCCGAATGGGATGTAGCTAACGATTCGACCGTCGTCCCATTGGCAGTATGGAGCACAGAGTTGAGTGAATCGCATACCCCATTTCTTATGAAGTTGTATTAGTCTGCCAAGGAAATTAGAATCTTGGTAAAGACTGGCGGAGTATTGTCCGCAATGCTGAATATCGAAGTCGGCGGCAGCCAATTGGTATCCAGTAGATCTAGCTTGGAGGCAGTAGTCAAGCCCGTAGAGATGGAAGCCTTGCCAGCTTGGGTCGAAGCGTAGGCCGGAGTTTCTGTCGATTAGCATGAAGACTTCGTCGACGCTTTGGACTAAGTGGAAGTCTTTAGAGCCAGACCAAGTCGGGTTGTTGTCTTGGTCGTAGATGTTTCCGACTGTGGCGTTTGGGATGTCATTGAGACCCCATTTGCCGAGCAGTTCTGGGTAAATTGTGTCTCGTATACCGGCAGCACCGACTAATGCTACGTTGTCTGGGTAATTCTTTATTATTGATGCTAGTTTTTTGGATGAGGACGGTTTGAATTTTACGTCTTGATGCACGTATAATAGGAATCTGTCTTTGCATATTTCTAAAGCGATGTTGGCAGCTATAGACGCAGAATAGACATTCCCCTCATTATAGATAGGGATTATATTGATGTCCAAGTCTTCACGCAAACATGAAATAGATTCCAGCACGCAAGCTTGAAAAGCTTCAATATTGGACACACAACACGCCACCGTCAATCGAGGCTTACTCATGGCTAACACCACACTCGTTCGAATCACAAATACAACTAGTCAAGTCGTTTCTGTTATGGTCAACGCGATTGATCCTCGGAAATCGAATCCGCAAAGCACGATTCGTCCGCAAGAAGACGGCTTGTACCAGATGACTTCCGGTAGCACAATGACAGTGGAGCTTCAGCGAATCAGTGTGGGTCAACTTGACAACCTGCAGAACTTGGGACAAATCACTTACGCATAGCCCCGTCCCAATTGTCTTAACTAGTTATCACCGCCCGAAAACATTCGAGAGGTGTGTTACTAGTGTGGTTAGAGCTACACGCCAACCTATCTACATCATCGACAACTCACAAGGTAAGATCGATGAACAACTTCGCTGGGCACAAGAAGATCTTGGAATAAAGATTATTCGCAACAGTGAGAATCTTGGCAAGCCGACCTCTATCAGAAGGCACTGGTCCAAAATCCCACAGGGTCAATGGTTCATCACCATGGACCCTGATGTGATTGTCCCTGAAAATGGGATCGATGACCTAATCTACTGTGCCAATAGTATGTCAGAAGAAGGATACCAAATAGGTATCATATGCCCGGCCTTGGAGCAAAAAGGTAGAATATGGGCTAAGCAATTGGAAAAGAAGAATCTCGTGATGCACAATTGGAACGAGATGACAAGAATCAAGCAAGACGTTTATTTCAATTCATCCCTAGCCGGATGTTTAATGCTCGTCAACAATCTATTCTACAACCACATTGGCGGATTCATAGGATGTAGGATGTATAACGATGACGACGGATGGTTGTGCAATGAATCCGTGAAGCATGGGCTCTTAAATCTTATCAACAGTAATGTGATATGTGAGCACGATTTGAGTGAAGAGACGTCGGGATATCGGACTTGGAAAGACCGGAATTCTACACTACAAATTGATCAGTTAGGATACTGGGATCAGTAATCCCATCATAGAATTCATTGATTAACCACGATTCTTTTTCCAACAGCTGCTTTAAAATCTCCGGCTTATAGATAGCCACGTCTTTTGCAGTTTGGCCGATTTTTCCAGACGTATTGGTCCGTGGAACATTGTTTATTTGTTCTCGTGTTACGTCGTAACCCATTTTGATGAGAAATCTGAACAATCCGTCAGTCAATTGTTCGTTTTTGATGATGTGCTCTACTCGTTGATTCCTTTTCTTGTATAGAAAAAGCTTGGTGAGACTTGTCAGACGACCGTTTGGATCGTAGTCCATCACATTCTGTACGAACTGGTTAAAGTCATTTGAGGCACATTCCCAGTCTATGGGGTGCAACGGCATCCAGCCTATTCTAATGCGATGGTACCAACGAGATTGATACCAAGTCACTGGGTGCCGGATACTGATAAGAGTCGGCAGATTGATGCCCCTCTTGGGCATCGCGAATGATGAAGCATGGTGTTGGCAGACTTCTTCGCCAGTGATCCCAAGCTCTTGAATGACTCTTCGTATATGCTGTCCGCCAGTTTTCGGCAGATGAGCAAATACGAATTTATCAGTTACTAGGGACATTTGCTACTAGATCCGTTGCTTCTTTATGCCATCCTAACGCATTAAACAGCGTAGCTAGGCGATGGTGGTAAGTATGGTTGTTCATAACCTGCTTGTGGATTCGATCTGCCAATTCGATCCGTTCATCTGTCTTCACCATGTAATGCAAATGGATACCAGCGTATTCTTCGGGATTTCTAGCCATTGGCAAATCTGGAAGAAGCTGATGCAGAGTAGGAACTGGATCATGGATCGGCAAACAACCGCAAGCGGCTACCTTCCAAACACGTTCTGGCAAGTCAAATCCCCATTTCTGAGTATGTGGCTCTGAAATGCATGGGCCGATTTGAGCCCGGTTGAACGTTGGTGTGACTTTGTCTTCGGGAAGTATACCGTGGCTTAACCCGTCTTGCCACTCTCCCCAACCGTGGATTTCGACTTTGTAATTGTAAGGAGCGACGTGCCTGATCATTGGAATGAGGTATGCGTCAATGCTTTTGGCTTTGTAGGCCCAACGACCACCAATATAAGCGGCTGCGAGGGCACGATGTTCTGGTGGAGCTGTTCGCTTGAAGATCGTAGCATCAGCCCCGGTGGGCATTGGGCACCATGGGATTCCAAGCTTTTCTTTCCAGTATTGCCAATACACTCGGTCTTCTTCGAATCCGTAACCAAAGACGAGAGACGGGTTCATATCTCGAATATATTGGATCGAATCGGCTGATTCATTGATGGCCCCGCAATCCATTGGTCCGTAAGGATTGACGTGCATTGCGAATTTGCAGCTTGGGTCTTTGGGAACGGGCTGTCGGTGTCCTGATGATCCGATATAAAGATCGGGCGAGAACACTTTCCATGACTCAATCAGTCCGTCCCAACGTTGCACTTTATGCCCAGCAGAACGAAGAGTGTTAGCCCAGCTATCGGTAATGTAGCCAAAAGCACCACCTGGTCGATGAACCAACATTATTCTTTTCATGATTTACCCGATTTTTAGATTGTTCTCTAACTCAGGTATTTACCGTAACCTAGAGAGTGCAACTGTTTGTGTTGTAAACGAACACGTTGCTCGATTGTCATTTTATTCAATCGAGCTGCGATCGATTTATTGTCATTATGATGGTCGTTCCAATTAACAGCACGACTATGCCATAAATGGACTAGGTCGAATTCGGTCGAACAGAGCCATGATGATGTGCTTCCGATTCTGGTGTAGAAATCGCAGTCTTCGCAGCCATAGCCCCAGAAATCTTCGTTGAATGCACCGCGTTCCCAGAAAGTAGACATCCGGCATGCGAGTGAGCCGCCTTCGAAGTAGCCAACGATGCGTTCGAATTGCACATCATCAGGGACGTACCCTACTCGGTTCACGCGATTCGTGGACTCCATGTTGAGGTAAATGACACGCCCGCAAATGTGGACTGATTCGTGTGATTGTAGTAAGTCGTAAGTCCGTCTAGTGTAATCGACGCGAGATAACATATCAGCGTCATGAAGAATGACTGAATCAGCGGTACACTTTGTAACAGCACGGTTGAATGCTTTGGACTTGTTGAATAGGTCGTTGCCTTCGCCGCCTACGAACAAATAGTGGACCGATGGATAATCATCCCCATTTAGTCGTTGTTCTGAGTCTTGCTCAACTAGCCATATGTCGATTTCGGGAAAAGATTGGCCGATTACTCCTTTGACTACGGATTTGATACTGTCTTGTCGTCCTTGGTCACCAGCGTCTCTACATGGGATGACGTATGAGATCTTTGGGACTACGGATTGCTCGCATGGGGGATGATAGGTTCTTGGGATTCGTTTTTCGAAGAGTGATTTATTACGAACGTAGTGTTCTGTTTTGCTGTCGACTGATGTTGCTTCAGCGTGGATTCTGACGTATTCAGTGCTGCCTACTAAATCGTAAAACCCTGCGGGTTGCAGATTGAATTCTGATGGTCTCATTGACCAATCGACGTGTTCCATGCCATAAAATTGATATTGTGCGTCGAAGTAGCCGATCTTTTTGAGGCAGTGGTTCGACATGTACAACATGGCACCATGTGGTTTATCGGGCACATAGTTCATGCGGATGTTTCTAAATTTCTTTTCTTCCCCTAATTTGGCACCGTAAACGTTGGGTTGTCTGTAGCAGAAATGGTGGAAGCCCGATGCTTTTGCTCCACGAACGTAGAATTCGATCCATCCGGGTTGCAAGAATTCAATGTCGTCGTTGCATATGAACATGTGCTCGAATCGAGACATGCATCGTAGTAATCGGTTGGAATTACTGGAGATTCCGACGTTTTCGGAGTTTTTGATTACTACTATGCGGGAATCGGTTGCGATCTGAGAGAGGATAGTGAGTGTCTGTTTGCTGGTACTCGCATCATCTGAAATGAATAAAATAGTCGTGTTCAGATCAACTGTTCTTTTGATCGATTCGACGAGTCGCAGCAGCGATTTGCCGCGATTATACGAGAGTATGCCGATTGCGATACCGTTGCTGATTCGGTATGGTGCTTTGGCGTTGTTTTCTTTGTAGATCTGAGTCGCATCGCCCGATATGATCTTTCCGACTAACTGTTTTTCAGTTTTCTTGCGACCTTTGTAGATCCCGCCAGGGCGATGTTTGTGGATGGTGGGACGTTTGTCATGGACAACGGGCTGGCGACGTATACCTTTGTTGGTCGGGACGACTTCTACTGCTTCGGAGTTGCTTGTGGGCTTTGTGTGGACTCTTGGGGCCTTGGTAGGCGTTGTTTTGGGTGTTGAGGTTGGTGTTTGCTTGACCGATGGTTGAGGTACATCGGGAGTCTTGATTGGAGTGGTTTTGTGTGCGTTGATTCTTTGTTGGATATCGTTCTGTCGTTGAACTCGTGGCTTAGAACCCAGTTTGAGGTGATTCACTGGGGTATTAATAGAACTGTTGGTTCTAGGAACAATTACATTGGATGGAGTGCTGGATTCATCTACTCGTTCAATATATCCACGAGCTGTGTATCTCTCGTAATATTCATCCAGATGTTTTCGTGCTTTGACTTTTAGTCGAATCCGTTCCCCTGCGGGACCCATTAATTCAACTGTGTGCGGCCACGGGTTGATGTATTCTGGCATAAAGTGGCCTTGATGTATCGCCGTTGATGAACGTTTTGTTCGACGGTTTGAGAATTAATTCTTCATGTTGATTTGACATTTCATCAATTGAAGACTGGTCCAATGCTCCTTTACCCAATAGTTTTTGGGTGGAAAAATGGCCTTTTAACAATTGATCCAACATTCCAGGACTAATAAATTGCCCCTTCGGCTCCACGAAGTCAACTACGTTTAGATCTGCGTCGAAGAACATTTGGTACTTATTGATTCCTGAAGTGGAGGCAATAGGTATGAAACCTTCATTGAGAGACAATGCCTTCATATGTAATTCTTCTAGGTTGGTAATAATATTACCACCCCAATCCGCGATCTGTAAAGTTACATCTACATTTTCACCCAATAGGGCAAAAATCGACAAGCCCGGTTTGTAGGGTTTAATGAAAAAGACATTCTGACCGTACAAAGGTGAACCCGGTGCCAGATCCGAGATCTCGGGGGCTTTATACAAACCAGATTGGGAGACTGTGCTCATGTGAATGCCTTATGATTGTGAATCTGCCACCTCTTGAATTACGAAGTTCTTCAAGGTTCAGTTTCTGTATTGATTTGCCGATCCCGTCTGTACGCACCAATAATGCAGGAAGCCCCGCGATCATGAAAGTGCAATCACTCGGTTGACGATAATCTATGAGAAATCCGTGCCACGTGCTAAACCACTTCGACCAAACAAGATAATCGCCGTAGAGTGGAACGTATGTGAGGATTGATTGAGTATGACATGCTGGTTTGATATCGTTCATCAGTGAGCTTAATCATTGTCCGCCATGGTCAACCGGTCCGCAATCGGATCATAAAAGTAAGTAGAGTCGCCCACGACCCATTTAATACGGTCACCATCTCGTTCGCCGCCCGTGCACTTCTTAATGAATGAATTGACGGCTGAATTTTCACCTATCCTGAGTGGTATAATACTCTCACCTTCATTGATTGGTATAGACGAAGGTGGAGCTTCTTCTTGATCTGCACCAAGAATAGCATCCTTAATGATTTCCATGTAAGGTGGATGGTCGGTCGAGGTATTAACATGGAATTCTTGTTCACCCACGTTGAGACTCACTACTCGACCAGATCCAGGCTTGCGTTCTTTGAGAACTTTGATGATTCGTTTCACATCAGCGAGAGAGCTGATGATAGTAACTTCTTCAGATCCTCGTCGAAATTCACGTTCACGTGCCTGACTTAGCAGGGCTTCGGGGTTATATTCGTTCATTTCTTGTCCGAAACTGACCAATGGTGACACAAGTTCGATAGCTGTAACTCTACCGCGATGCAGCAGCTTGTACGAAGTATTTAGCCAATTGGTGGTCCTCTGAAGTGCAAACAGAATAATAGGCAGCAATAACCAATTGGTAGCCCAAGATAATAGCAATGCACCTGGGATAGAGTAAATGACACTCATGCATTGCCCACAGGTGATCCACTTATACAGAGTCCAGTTGTACCACACTGGATTCTCTGCGTACCTGGGAGTGATTCTAGAATGAATCAGGGCGTGACTGATATCTGAGTCTTTTACTAACTCAATTATAGCTTCGGTCGCTAGAGCGACGAAAAAGAATGCTATTACTGGATAATATGGCGACAAGAGAAATTCGTGCATTGTTTCCGGGGCCTTCCGCCAACACGGGTCATCATAACTGTATGCTGGCAGAGGGGGCACTTCTCAGCGTCGGGCCGTCTAACAGCTCGTGGGACCGACGTACGTTCGCCTGTCTTTTGATTATTTACAAAGACACGCATAGTGGAAGGCGGTTTTAGATTCACGGCCTGTGGAGATACTGCCTGATTATTAGCAGTCTGAGGGGTAATTTGAACGCGAAGAGGTCTTTTACTTCCACCGCAACAAGCCATAACTTCACCTAGATGGAAAAATGCTGTTTTATCATTCTTATCTTTGTAAGAAGATCATTTCACGATCTTAGAACGATAAAGATTTGTCCGATCTTTACTATTGGTGCAAGCCTCAATCTCGGACTCTGTCGCACCAACGCTCTCAAGTATAGCCACTTGATCAGGTTTCTTGCCTCTCCCGAAGCGTTTCGTTAGCTGCCGGGTACCAACAGGATGTAGAGGACCTTGGTCACGTTCGAGATAGTCCGCCATAGCACGTAGAACTGTCGGAAGGTCCCATTTACCGTGGATACATCGAGACTTATGGAAGTTCTCGATCTTTCCAAGTAGAGCGTTGCCTTCAGAAGACATAACTGCACGAATCCTACCGGATTTATGATCATGATCGACGACAGGAATTAATTCCTCATGGCCCAGAATTGGGCAATGTGGTGGAATATTCTCTTCTCGCCATTGGGCCAGACGCGATTGTGGTACGTAATCGTCGTACTGGGCCATATTAGTTCTCTGTCACGATCATTGTGTTGAGAACTGAAACTGGTGAAAAACCAGCCAGATCCTCTAACGCGAGATAATCCTCGATGTTAGGTGAGTTCACAGAACTCGGGATCAACGGATCTGGGATAACCCGCATATCTGTCTCGGCAGCAAGAGCTACTTGCTGGATAGTGGTGGCGGGATCGTTTTTGTCAACGACGTTACCGTTGGAGTCGATAAGCGTTGGTTTGACGTAAACTGTGTGGACTGCCATGATTATTCCTCATTAGAAACTGACCAATCTAGCTCGTGCAAGGCCGGATACATATTATATTGGCCTAAAATGCCTCTCGCAGCATTGAGATCGAATTTAGTTTCCTCTTGGATACCATTCAGAACGGTATACTGAGCCCGCATCTGATATGGACAAAGGGATAAATCCACAATGTTCATATTGAACAAGAAGGTGCGGGGATCAGCAGAAACGAATTCATGCAATTTATTTGGACATTGAAGCATCTTTTCAGCTCTTACTGGCCCGATTCCCCTATAGCCTTCAATATTGTCCGATTTGTCTCCCATTAAGCACTTTTGCAGAACCGGGTTGCAGAGAGGCTTCTCGTAGAAATCCCCTGCTGGTTTGAGCTGCCGAGCATTCAGGAATCTGAACGGGATCTGCAATAAATCGTGGTCAGATGAGAGGATCACGAGGTCAGTAGGATGGAACAACGCGGCGAAAGCGTAAACAAGGTCGTCAGCTTCGAGCTTGTCACAGTAGTATTGGCGGAAGCCTAGGACTGGTATCACTTTTTTCAACACTTGTAAGTTGATACCGATTGCTTCGCCAATTTCGGGGTCGCTTTCTTTGCGGTTGGCTTTGTATGGTGGATATAGTTTTCTACGCCAAGTCTCATTTCTTGGACAGTCCCAGAAGATATGAAAAGAGGTGGCATTCGCCGTTCTAATCGACTTCTGTATGATACGAAAGAAAACCTCTACCGGACTGTCCTTCGATCTAACGAAGATAGCCCGGTAGAGGATGTTCTTACCATCTATTAACAGATGGGTTCCTGGCAACATGCTAATTTGAGAATCCCTCAAGCATACTTTCGATTTCGTTCATCACGTCGTCTCCGCCTCCAGTTGGAGGCTGGACTGTCTCAGCTGGTGCCGCGACAGGAGCCGGGGCAGCTTGGACCACTTCAGCTGGTGCAGCTGGTGCAGCTGGTGCAGCTGGTGCAGCTGGTGCCGCGACCGGAGCAGCCTGAACAGGTGCCGCAACAGGTGCCGCAACAGGTGCCGCAACAGGTGCCGCAACAGGTGCCGCAACAGCCGGTTGTGCCGGAACGGGAGCCGCAACAGCTGGTTGTGCCGGAACGGGAGCTACAGTAGCCGCAGCCGGGGCAGCAGCCATTGGAGCAGCCGGGGTCCCGAATCCATCATCTTCAACACCGTTGATCAAGTTCTGAGCAACCTTGTTGAGAGATTCAATATTCGGAAAATCGACCTTGGTAGTGAGATCGAACCGCGAGGACAGAATTTGCTGAATACCAGCAGCATCAGACATTGCGGTCGGAGTTCCACCATTAGCCAAGAAACCCGAAGACTCATAGGTGTTGTTCTGTCCCTTGACTCTACAAGAAAGCTGAAACATGAACGCCGCGTTCTCATCAAAGAACGCCCCATAAGCTTGCGGATCAAGCGAATCGCCAGGACCGGTTCGTTCAAGAGCCTCCACCCAAATGTCGAAACACGTACGTGGAGCCTTGTAGAACATGACACGGCCTTCCAAATCGGAGCCATTACCTTGTCCGACAGGGAAGTAAATGTTGACGACTTTGTAGTCGGCTGGCATCCATTCACGACCAATCGCACTCTTTGCAGCACGGTCATCAGCAGCTTCTTTCATGAGATCGAAGCCGTGTTGACACACTGGACATGTGCCGCCATCGCAAACCCGAGGGCATGGCTGTGGCGGCTTGCAAACACCGAAGTGAATACCATAAGGCAAGAAGAACGTATCCAAGCTATGGGAAGCCGGGGTTCCACGCAGCGGATCATTTTCTTGGTAGGGCGGAAGGATATAGAAACGGTACTTCAATTCCTTTCCAGCATCAGCTTTCGCGGGTCGGAACTCATCCGGATCGCTACGGCGACCAGATTTGAGTGCATTGACTTTTTTCCGCATGGCATCGAGATCATAACTCATAACTCATTAACTCCCAGAACTTTCAGAACGTTTCAAACTAGTAAGTGTACGGCCCAAATCAGCCTTCATACGAATCGCTTCAATCATGTAGAACATCTTGCTCGCAACCATATGGGATTGAGCATGTTGAAGTTCTGCACGGTTAACACGTTCGTCCTTCTCTACCAGTGTTTTGATGGCGTCTTGGGCCAGACGGACACCATCTTTCGCAGCGGCATCTAATATCTGTTCATGAGCGGTGGCCCTTGCGGTTTTCACCATTCTTTCCAGAATATTAGTACGGTACTTGGCTTCTGCATAAACAGCCGACCAGAACGCTAATTCTGAGGAAATGTCGGCCAATTGATGCTCAACCGTATCGTAGTCGAGTGACACATTCGCTAAAAGATCAACACGAATGGTCTTATTTCGTTTCTCTAATTGATTGTTCTGGCACTGAGGGCACGCAATCAAATTAGGATCAAAGACAACATTACACTGAGCACAGAAATGCTCGAACATCGAAGGAAGAGTCACTTCGAATTTGAATATCTGCGAATCAATAAGATCCTGCGGAACACTCTTTATAAAGGGTAATTTGCTCATATTAAATCCAACACATCAAAAACTCATTGCTCAGTACATTTATATTTGCTTGGAACGAACGACAGATATCTCTTTCCACTGCTTCCAGCGGTTCCCCATCGACACCTTGTAAGGGAACACAAGATCCTGCGTAAAAATCCCATCAAACGGACGATAAAAAATCTCACCAACCTTCTCAACCACATGGCCCAAAATCTTCTTATCCTTAGGCAAAGAAAGGACCACACCATCATGGATGTCTGTAATTAAGTAGTTCGGAAACATCCGACGAACATTCCATAACACATTCTGCATCGCAGCAGCAACACTACCCTGCAAAATAGCATTAAAAACAGAACGCTCCGTACGATCTTGCTTCAAACGAAACTGACGACCAACAATATTAGCAGAATACTTATCCTCACGAAGCTTCATCAACGTACCCTGCAACCAATTACACAACTTCGGAAACTCACCCCTAATCACCTCATCAGAATAATCCAAACTATTAATCGTCTTCAACAACAACAGCTTAGCATCATCCCGAGCCTGACTACCACACCCAGTCAACCGCTTAGACAAATAAGTATAGGGGTCAGAATCGAAGAAAGAACTATTAAGAGCATCATCACCCGAAAACAATGAAGCGATCCGAAAGTCAGCACAAATCCAGTCAAAATGCAACTGCACTGACTCGTACGGCATCATAGGCTGATAAATCGCATCAGCATTAGACCAACCTTGAACATTAAAACCAGTACACTTCGATCGGCCAGAATAAGTGTCCCAAGACCAATGTGGTTCCATCTTGGTGTAATTCAACATCAAACCAGTGCGTTCCATTCCAACGTAAACGCTTTGTGCTTTGGCTAAGATGTTCTGATATGGACGATTAGGAACAGCCTTGACCAACTCGACGATCTTTTCACAAAGGATCTTATCCTTACTAGAATCGCCGGTTGATTTGATGGAACTGTAAGCATAGTCGCGAGCCTGCGTCCCGCCATGCAGCTCTTCCATATTGAAAGCTCGGAGCAGATCACCCATATTCGGAGACCGGAAATCACCTTGAGCGGCCCACGACAATAGTTCGTGTGCTCCATCAAAGCGTTTAAAGGTCTCAGCGAGATTCTTGCCTCCGCCCTGCCTGAAAATCTCGAAAGCGACAGTCTTCTGCTCGTTTTGGAAATGAAACCAAGCTGGGCGACCTTTATTGTCGATAGTCGCCACAGCGTAAGTTGTCATTTTTCACCAGATTTCGGTACGTCAGATGGTTTAAAAGGCTCAGAGGCAGTTTTCTGAGTGAAATACTTGGTGTTAGGATCGTGTTTGCCCTGGTCCTTCAACCCACGACGAACATGTTCGACTTCGCCTGGGACCCTGTGCTTAGAATACGGGTCTTGATTATCTAGGTGATAGACATGCATGTCACGTTTCGAACCAGCCTTATCTTTCCATCCATATCCGCGTATGTAACTGGAAATGTTTACACCAACGAATGTCTTGTCACAATCTCCACTATTACATCGTGGACAAAGAACCGCCTCTTTTAATTGTTCTTCCGATGGATTCATCGTATGGAACGTCTCGAACAAGAGCTTCTCGCCATATTCTTCTTCGGACATGGCATCGGCTTCTGCCTCAGTGTAATTTGAGGAGCAAGCATTGCATTGGTAGACGTAAACTGGCATAATAAATCTTCAAGGTAGAATTATAGTTGGCGGCGGCGGATCATCTCTTAAAGTGACCATTCCTTCGCCATGACATTGTTTACAGCAACCCATGACGAAAGACACAGCTGACGAACAGGAGCATTCTGGTGTATGCCCCGATCCGCCACAAATACCACACCAGTCCTTATGAATCACACGAGCCGCAGTCGGGCTCGCAGGACGGCTTGCAGACGACGTTGACTTTTGGTCCAGTCGTTGCCTTGTAGAAGATGTTTTTCTCTGTGAAGAGTTGGACAAGTCGTCCCTCATAAGCTGGGCCTTGTTCCTCGACGTTAACGATACCACCACCCTTCGGGTTGATGATAACATTTTGTCCGAGCTTGAACGAATTGACACACTGGGTTCCAACACCGACGATAACGCCAACATTAGAGAATCCACTTGCACCGGGCAAGGCGATTTGGGATTCACGCGGAGTGAGCATCACAGCGACGTAATCATTAAAGACTTCGACAGCTGGGAGGGTTGTCTGATCTGGAACAGAATCAACGACGTTGTGAGACTTTTCGAGGGAAGTATCAGGACCGATCTTACGAGCGGTACCAGCGGATTCAGCAGCTTCGAGAGTAGCGGATTTTGGCAGAGCCATGTTATTCCTTTTTGGACTTAGACTTGGTAGGAGCGTTTTTGTATGTAACCTTGCATTTTCTGCTAGGAACCACAACATTATCTCCGACCGTGATTTTATGACCGGAGCCGTCTCTATCTACAGTGAAAGTCCCACGTTTAATAGTATCAGTGATCGTCTCGGACGCATCGACTTCGATTTGGATGATTGTTTTCATATTACGTATTAATCTCTCGAACTTTCATGGTAGTGTAATTGATCTCGCAAGTAACGGTCTTGTGTTTAGGACCATTCCGATTCTTAGCAATAAAGAAACGAAAACGTGGAGGACTTGATTCACGTTCCTCGGGAGTCTGGTTGATGGTGATAATATAGTCCATTGAGAACTGCTTGGCATAAGACTCTGCCGCGTCCTTCAATGTAATAGCTTCGCCAGTAGATCCCGCTGACCTATTCGTCTGCGTAGCCGTGAATACTAACACATTTTCATTTTTAGCAAAGCCCCGAACCTCATTAGCAACAGCTTTTTGCCGACTGTAATCATCACGATTAGCATACTTATTTCTACTAACCATCAAGTCGAGATAATCGATAATAACAACGTCCGGATGCCAACCATGAGACCGACGAAGGTTATCTAGCAAGTGATACAAATGGTCAACACTACATTGCTCAGGCGGCAATTCAGAAATGAAAATCTTGCCATCATAAGTCGTCTTCAACGAATTAATCTTGCTCGTTATTTCATCCTGGCGACTGACTAATTTGTCCATCGGGATATCTTCACCAAGAACGCCAAGACACCGCATCGAAGTCTTGATGTAATCAAGCTCAAACGTCACCAACAATACATCCTGCCCAACCCTACCACCAGGACCGGGGCCCTGCCAAGACGTAATGGCATTATTACACAGAACAATCGAATTATGGCTAACCAAACCAGAAGTATAATACCAATGCGGATCAGATATGGTAATATCATAAAAATCTTCCTCGGGACCATCATCAATATAATAGCCACCAGGAGAATAGTAATTTCCATGCCGTAGATGTTCACAATGGAAACCAACTAAAACATCATTAGTACAATCTATTTGATCAGCACGGGCTGCCGTTAATTTTCCATCCCTTATGATCTGTAAAACATGCCCAGGATCACAAGAAAATTTATCAGCTCGAAGAGAGAAAATCTTAGAAGGCCCGCGTTTCATGAACGCAAAATCAAGAACTTTAGTCCAGCCAGATGGGGTCAACACATGGTGAATAGCATCAGGATTCTCTTCTAAATCATCTTTAATGATTGATAATGGAACTTCTTGAAGTCTATTCGTCGGTTTAATTGATCTAATTTTCATCTGTTTTCAAATTCCATGTGATTTTCAATGGCCGATTGTACA